TCCTATGGTTTTAAACAACCGAGGAAATGCCTTTGCCGCTGTAAAACAGCCAGAATTAGCTATTTTAGACTTTGAAGAAGCTATTAGATTAAGCCCAAACTATGCAGAAGCCCATTATAACAAGGGGATTGTTTTAGGGACAATGCATAAAATTGAAGAAGAAATTAAATGCTACGATTTAGCCCTTAAATATAAGCTAAACTTTCCAGAGGCATATAACAACAAAGGAATAGCCCTGCAAAAGTTGCATCGCATGGAAGAGACTTTATCATGTTATGAGGCGGGAATCAAACAAAACCCCAAAGGAATTGAAGCTTTTTACAATAACCGTGGGCTTGTATATCAAAACTTAGGTCGTCCAGACGAGGCGCTGGCAGACTATAACAAAGCGGTAGAAATAGATCCCAATCTTGCTGATGCCCGCTTTAATAGATCTTTATGCCTACTTTTGAAAGGCGAATACGAAACCGCATGGGATGAACATGAATGGCGGTGGAATCGGTCTGTTTATCCTCGTAGACCGTTTACAGGAATTACTTTTGACGGATCTCAAAGTTTAAACGGCAAGACATTATTTATCCACGGTGAGCAAGGTTTGGGGGATATGCTTCAGTTTTGCCGTTATGCCAAATTAGCTAAGGAAGCTGGTGCTACGGTAATCATTGGCACAGAAAAACCTTTAATGCGTTTACTTTCTATGCAAGACTGGGTAGATATAGTTGTTGCAAATGGAGAGCTTATTCCGCCCTATGACTACCACATTCCATTAATGAGTCTGCCTTATGCGTTTAAAACACGTATGGATAGCATCCCATATGGTATTTATATCAAAACTGATCCCGCTTTGGTTCAAGAATTTTCAAGAAAAATATTGAAAAACGAGAAAAAGAATGTTGGATTGGTGTGGAGCGGTGGTTTTAGACCTGACCAACCAGAAGTATGGGCGGTTAATGAACGCAGAAACATTGCTTTATCTAAACTTTTGCCATTAAAACTTGACAATATTAACTTCTATTCTTTACAAAAAGGCGAAGGACCAGAGCAGGAACTTGACAATTGTTTAGGTTGGAAAGATATGATCAACCATACAGCCGATTTTAAGGACTTTGCAGACACCGCAGCATATATTGCTAATTTAGATCTTGTTATTGCTGTAGACACTTCTACGTGCCACATAGCGGCTGCTATGGGTAAAGAGGTATGGATGATGAACCGTTTTGATACTTGCTGGCGCTGGTTTATGGATAGAACCGATAGCCCTTGGTATCCCACTATAAAAATTTACCGCCAGCCCAAATTGGGCGATTGGGAATCTGTAGTTAATAACATTAAAAAGGACTTAATTGAATGGAGCAAGTAATTCTACTAATGGGCGGTATTGGCGATCTTTTGCAATGTTTGCCATTTATTGATGCTAATAAAACCAAACCATATCGATATGCTGCGGTAACCCATTTAAAGGGCGCTCCTGAGCTTTTTGAGACGATTGGTATAAAACCTGACCCCTTACATATCTTTTCCACTTTAGACGAGCAGAACAGCGTTTTAAACAGTTTAAACAGGTCTATACAATGGGTGCATTGCCCACGTGCTCAATATTTTAAAGAATTTCCATTTGATATAGAAAAGCCCGTGTTTAAAAATAGCAAACCCGTAGTTGGGATACATATTAATGGTAGTGCTTTTGCTATTGATACACAGAAAAAATTTGGCATGATTCTTAAATCTATTCCCGCTCGTGTAATTAAAGAGCTTATTTCTGATGATTACAATTTGATGGTATTTGGTTTAGAAGAAGAATTGCAACCTATAGGTTTAGAAGTTGGTGAAAATTTGCAACTTATAAGTTACAAAAATCCAGCCAAAAGTCTAGCCTATGTATCACAATGCGATGCTTTTGTAGGGTCTGATAGCGCTTTTAAAACCCTTAGCTCTATGATGAAAATTCCTACATTTGTATGGTTGGGGGATTACATAGATCCGCCTCGTGATGATATGTTTATTAACTTATATATTGAAGACAAAGTAATGGAGGTTTTTAGATATAAAGATGTAGATGCGCAGTTTGACCGTGGTATAACAATGACTAAAGAATTTTTAAAGAGGGCTTTATGAATCCAAATTTTGCAATAAACACCGAATATGGCATTTTAATTTTAAATAAAAATGATAGGGGAGTTTGTGGCGATGTTCAGCGCACAGGTTATTTTGAAAGAGACCAGATTAATCTTCTCAAAAACATCATTGAAAAGTTATTGGTAAAAAAACAACACATTGTGTTTTATGATGTTGGAGCGAATATTGGGACTCATACCCTTGCTATAGCCAATACCTTTCAAGACAAAGTATCCATTCGGTCTTTTGAAGCACAACGTCAAATCTTTTATCAGCTATGCGGAATGGTCAGTTTAAACGGTTTACGTAATGTTAGTTGCCATAATTATGCTATTGGCGATGATGAGGAATGCCTTTTTATTGATGCTATGCTTCCAGATTATGATGCTTATCAAAATTTTGGTGGTTTTGAATTATTGCCAATTGATAAATCAGATAACATGGATATGATCAAAAATCATCAAGAAAGAGTTGATATATACCCACTATCTTATTTTAACGAGCACGTTGATATTATTAAAATGGATATAGAGGGAATGGAAGAGCAAGCGTTAAAAGGATCAGAAGATTGGATTGATTGCTACAAACCTGTGTTTATGGTTGAGCAACACAAATCAAATGCTGACAATATCATAGCTTTTTTTGAAGATATGGGATATTCAGTACCTCCCCAGCAACACGACTTAATTTGTATACCACCCGGTTTTGATCTAGTCCTATAAAAGAAAAACCCCGCTTTTGGCGGGGTCTTTCTAGGTAGTTACGATTAGTATGAACCGTATACACCGAGGGGATCGGAAACACCGAAGCTATAACGCTCACGAGACTTGTAACGGACGTTACCAGTATCGAAGTCACCATCCATAGAATTCTGGAGTGGTGTACGTACAAAGTGTTTCAAACCATTAGGTACATCAGTTGTCAAGAACCATGCATTGGTTGCGGTCAAGAAGTGGTTAATTGTATAACCTTCTGGAACTGAACCATTGTTCTTAATTGCGTTGATGTCGTTATTGTTAGTACCAACACGGAGTTCGGTTTCTAACAAACGAGTTGCAACGAATTGCAATGCAGGTGGAACAACCAATTTACGTGGTTTAGCAGCGATCAACAGACCACGCTCATCTGTCCAAGCAGCGATTTGAATAACAGCGTTTTCCAACGCAGTTTCGTTCAAGTCAGCAGGAGTAGATGGAGTGTTGGCGTTAGTACCACCGTTAACCAACGGGTGTGATGTAGAGAACAAAGGCTGACCGTCACCATAAGTGTAGGCAGCGTTAAAACCGTTGTTCAAAACAGCAGCAGCTTTTACCTGTTTGGTATAAGCCATAGCACGAGCTAGACCTTTGGTGTAGCGAGCAGATAAAGAATCGTAGAGGTTATCTTCGATTGCTTCTTCAGTCAAGCTAAAGCCAAGGGCGATAGTTTCGTGGTTGTAACGTGCTGTCCATGCTTCTTGCGCATTATCATACGCAATTGCATTGCCTTCAGGTTTTACTGGGGCAGCGCTAAAACCAGACAGTTTTGTTTCTTCTTCGAATGAACGCTCAGAGGTCTCTGTTTCGTAGATCTCTTTGTGTTCTTCACCATAACGAGCATACTCCAAGCCGAACAATGCATTCAAGCCGGGGAGCAACTCTTTCAGTAGTTGTGCACGAGAAATAGCCATTTAATGCTCCTTAGATTAAAGTGTTACAGCTTGAGCAGTATTGTTATAGTACTCGTGTAAACCAAAGTTAAACTTAACGTAAACTTCAGGATATTGAGTAAATACCAACGTGCTCGATGCAGGGATTGTCATTGCAGTAGATGCAGTTCCAGTTGGGCTGTTTACAGTTACTTGAGCGCTATTCAATACAACAGAAGTTGTACCAGCAGCAGCAAATGTAGAAACATAGGAACCAGTACCAACATACTGACCATTAGAAGCAAGGTAACCAACTTCAGTACCAACTAACAAGTTAGAAGGCAATGCTGAAACGGTTAATGTGCCTGTACCGCTAGTATAAGTAGCAGTGAATGAAATAGCGGTATCACGCTTCAAATCAACAATACGGAAAGGCAATGTTGCGTTGTTACCAACGTTTGAAGCCAAAACACCGTTGTAAGAATCACCAGTGTTTACAGAACCAGCTAAGTCAGAACCAGCAATGTTTAAACCAATCATTGAAGTAGCAGCAGAACCGATGGCTTGAGCGCCTTGGGTTGAAGCAACAGCAACTTGGAATAAAGTATCTGGATCATCAGTAACAACTGCATAAGCGTCACCAGCTAAAGTGCTTGCGGGCCAGTATTGGCTGTAGCGCTTTTGCTTAGTAACAGGATCAGTGTAGTTGCAACCTAAGAACACACCTACAGTACCATTACCTGCTGCGCCAGTAGTAGCGCCAGCACCAGTAGTAACTGTGGAGCGTGTGATAAAACCACGTGAAATACCTACGATATCACCGTAAAAAATATTAGTGCCGAAGCCATACTGGATAGGAATCTGACGAGTCGATCCAGAGAAAACTTGACCACCAATAAGATTTACTGGGCGGAAACCGTACGTACTTGGGACGATTGGATATGCCATTTAAATCTCCTTAAAATTAAAGTTATCTGCCAACCGTTACTGTAGACTTACTTTCTTTGAAAATAGGCATACGAGCATCGGATTGACGCATTAAATTGTTATCCACAGCTTCCGTTTGATCTTTGGTCTGTTTAGCATAATATTCTTGCTCTTGTTGAACAAATTCTTCTGGAATCTTGCAAAGTAACAATCCGCCAATTTCGATGTTGTCTTTAAAACGTCCATCTGGATCGACTAGCAGTTTAAACTTTGGTTGTTCTTCAATTCGAACAGCCTCCCAACCAGACCTGAGTTTTGACGATAAATTACGTGGATCAGGTGTATTTAGTGTGGATACTCGAATCCATCTGTATGCAAAACCAGCTTCTTTATCTGGTTCTGGTAACAATTCTGGTGGTCGCCACTGCTTAGGGCGCTCCGCCATTTCACGAACTTCTGTATCACGGTTATTTCTTTTCTCAGCCATTTTAAGCTCCTAATTTAAGTACTTCTTTAACGTATTGC